AGGAAAACGAGATTGACGAACCCGATGAAAATGGTTTATATCCTAAGTGGGATGGACCCTCGCTCTTTACGCGCCGCTCTGAGGTGGCGCCATCTGTCTGGGCTATGGTCTACCAACAAGAAGACGTCCAGTCCGATTCTATATTCGCGCCAACAGCAATTGCAGGATGTGTTAACGGTATGCGAAAGCGTGGACCGCTTAAACCTGGTACTCCAGGCCACCCATCCAGAGCAGGCTCGACCTACACAGTAATTGGTTTTGACCCTGCAGTATCTGGACGTTCAGCATTTGTAGCCGTAACTCTTAACCGCGATGATAGTACAATCTATGTACTTGACTGCGTCAACATGGCAGACCCAACTCCTCAAAAGGAGAACGCTCTAATTCGTGAGTGGGTCGAAAAGTATAATCCTCAAGAGTTTCGTGTAGAAATTAACGCACACCAGAAGTACTACGCTATGGATACTGACCTGCGTAACTATCTGGCTACCTATGGTTGCCAGTTAAACTCACACTTTACTGGTAAGAACAAGTGGGACACATCTTTTGGTGTAGCATCTATGGCTAGCCTTTTTGGTACTATACATGATGGTCGCTACCAAGACAATGGTTTAATCGAACTACCAAGCAACGAAGGCTCAGAGGGGCTCAAGTCTCTTGTACAGCAACTCATTACCTGGAAGCCAGATACCAAGAACCCAACTGACTGCGTGATGGCTTTATGGTTTGCTATTATTCGCATCCGCGAATTGATGCAACAAGGTAGTAAGGTTGGTCAGTTCCAAAATAATCGCTGGGCAACAAGAGCACAGAAGCAACAAAGAATGTCACTTAACCTTGATGAGGCTTTTGCCGAACAATGGGCTGACACTTACGGATAGGAACGGGAATGGCAAAGTCTGCAGACGAAGCAAGAGCAAGTGCTTCTAAAAAGAAATCAACCTACGGTGGTTCTCCAAAAGATACATCAGTTAACTTTGGGACAAACAAGTTTAACCTGACAACTGCTCAGAAAAATGAACTTAACCGCATAGCAACAAAAATTAATAAGACTGGCGTTTCAAGAGTAACGCTTCGTGGTCATGCTGATTCTCGTGGTGGCGTTGACAATATGGCGCTATCTAAGAACCGTGCTAAGGCTACAGCAGATTACCTTAAGTCAAAGGTCAAGAACCCTGATGTAAAGTTTGTTGTAACTGCTGCAAGCACAAAGGAACCAGTTGCTTCTAATAAAACTGTTAAGGGAATGTCTGCTAATCGAAGAGTAGATATTATTCTTCCAACACCACGTGTTAAGATTAAAGGTGGACCTGGTCTTGCCGTAGGTAAGGGCAGAGGACCCTTTGGTGGTTCAGCAGATAAACAATTTGGATAATTTTTAAATCTACGTTAGGATAATAATGGCACTACCAATTGCAGCAATAGTTGCAGCGGCAAGACTTGCTCGCGCAGCACAAGTAGCAACAAGAACTGCCTCTGGTATTAAGGCTGCCAAGACTGTAGAAAAAATTTATAAGGAAGGCTCTGCCTCTCCGATTGTAAGTGCTCCAACAAAAAGCCAATCACAGATTAATGCAGAAGGTATTGCTAAAGCAAGAGAAGCATTAAAAATGCCAGCTAAAGGAACTCCAGCTGCAAAGAATGCTGAAGAAGCACGCAAGCGTGCAGCAGAAGCTCAGTTACATAAAAGTAGAATTAAGGGTAAATAATGGCATTATCAATCGAACAAGTTGCGGCAAGAGTCGAGAATCTTCGCTTCCGCAACGCTGAACGCGATGGTCGTAACCTCGACGTTCTTTCGGTCCGCAAGGGTAACATTGCATCTGTTTATCCTGATTTCTTTCCAGATGGTGTAGATGCTAACGTAGTTGCAAACTTTATTGACGTTGTCGCAAGCGACTTGTCAGAAGTTATGGCACCACTACCTGCGGTCAACTGTTCTGCAGCTAACTCTGTTTCAGATAGAGCACGTTCATTTGCAGACAAGCGCACACGTATTGCTTCTAATTATTTTTCACACTCTGACCTTGCAGTACATATGTACCAAGGTGCAGACTGGTATATCACTTACGGTTTCCTCCCATTTTTTATCGAATTGGACGAGGAAGCAAAGTTGCCGCGCATCCGCCTAGAAAACCCTGTGGGTGCTTACCCAGAATTCGACCGCTACGGACGCTGCATTGCCTTTGCAAAACGCTACATGACATCTTTAGCGGAGTTAGTTGCATTATACCCTGAGTACGAATATTCCTTGTTAGGTGGCTATGGCTATAAGCAGGATTTAAATACTCAAGTTGAAATGATTCGCTACTACGACAAAGACCAATCAGTCATCTACATTCCTACAAAGGATAACCTAGTACTATCACGTGCTAAGAATCCATTAGGTAAGATGATGGTTGTAGTAGCACGTAAACCATCGATTGATGATGAACTACGCGGACAGTTCGACGACGTCCTTGGTATCCAGTTGCTTCGTAACCGCTTTGCGTTGCTTGCAATGGAAGCTGCAGAAAAATCTGTACAGGCTCCTATTGTACTTCCGCAAGATGTGCAGGAGTTGCAACTTGGTGGTGACGCTGTTATTCGTACAGCAAACCCAGCGGGCGTACGTCGTGTAGAACTTAATATTCCAGCAGGTGCGTTTACCGAACAAAACTTGCTTGGTCAAGAATTACGTGTTGGCACACGTTATCCTGAATCACGTACAGGAAATATTAGCGCATCGGTTGTTACTGGCCAAGGCGTACAGGCTCTTATGGGAGCTTTCGATACACAGGTTAAGTCAGCACAAGCAATCTTTGCATCAGCATTACGTGATGTAATCCAACTTTGTTTTCAGGTTGATGAATTAATTTTCCCAGATGAAAAGACAATCCGTGGTGTGGACTCAGGTTCGCCATACGAAATTACATACAATCCTAAGAAGGACATCAAGGGTGACTACTCGGCAGATGTTCGTTATGGTATGTTGGCAGGACTTAACCCTGCACAGGGACTTATCTTTATGTTGCAGGCACTTGGTGGTGGACTCATCTCTAAAGATATGGCAATGCGTGAATTACCGTTTACGGTAAATGTTACACAAGAAGTAGAAAAGATTGAAATCGAAAGCATGCGAGCATCGCTTCTCGGTTCTATTAATGCACTCTCTCAAGCGATACCACAGATGGCTATGCAAGGCCAGGACGCTTCTGAAGTTGTGCGACAGATTGCGGCTGTCATTAAGGCACGCCAAAAGGGACAGGCACTAGAGGACGTCATTGAAGAAGTCTTTACGCCACAGCCGCAACCAGTTCCTCCTGCTGGAGCCCAACAAGCGGTTGAGCAACCGTCCCCTGTTCCCGCTGGCGTTCCAGCAGGAGGCGCTACACCTGAAATTAACGCAGCACCACCAGACATTATGAGTCTATTATCAGGCATTACAGGTAGCGGAACGCCTACATCAAGCGTTCGTTCAACGCGACGCATATAAACTAGGAGGGGACAATGACTACGATTATCGGCGTACAGCACGAAGATAAGTGTGTAATTGTAACTGATAGTCGCATTGCCGCAGGCGGTAAAGTTTATACACATGAATCTATGGTAAAGGCAATTGAACGTGGAAGTTATATTATTAGTGGTGCTGGTAACTATCGTGCTTTGCAAGTGGTACTCCATGGGTGGACGCCTCCACTAGTTACAGTCAAGGCTAGAGCAAACTTATATGAGTTTGCAATTAACAAGGTTGTGCCATCTATTAAAGCAGCACTAACTGAAGCAGGCGTAGAGTTTAATAAAACATCAGATGATGATGATAACAAGTTTGAATTAAGTCTACTGATAGCAATCAATGGAACTATCTTCGAGATAGATTCTGATTTCTCAGTAGGTATGAACAGTACAAATTTTTATGGCATTGGTTCAGGTGGGGATTTTGCAGTTGGTGCACTTCACGCAGGAACTACAATGTTAGATGCAATGCGAATTGCAGCACTTAATAACAATGAGACGGCAGCACCGTTTCATATCTTTGAACAATTTACTAAGTAGGAGGAAACATGGCTGAAAATCGTGGAGGGATGCGCCCAACAGCGCCGCAGAATAATCCTGCTAATGTTTCTGGTACTGGTGGAGCAGGTCAATCTGGACGTGTAGCACAAGGCTATTCATACGGAATGAATAAACAAATCAACGAACAAGCAGCATCTGCTCCCTTAGCAAAAGCTCCATCATTTAATGCGGGCTCTGCTCGTATGGGAGAAGTTCGCTCAATGGCTCCAGTTACTCCTATCACAGCAGAAACAATGGACCCAAACGACCCAATTACTAATGGCGTCCCAGTTGGTCCTGGTGCAAATTCAATTCCTGGAATTCCTTCTGGTCCAGTACAGGACCCAGACATTAATATGATTCGTGATTACTACCCAATGCTCGAGTTCTGGGCTAGTCAACCAGGCACATCACAGGCTACTAAAGACTATGTACAGTACTTAAGGACAATTATTTAATGAATCTTTGGGAGTATATTGGCAAGACGCAGAAGGTATTTAAAAATACCCCTGCTGCGCAAATTACATCACCTAACAGTACTAGAATTCCTTTTAGCACTGCATTCGATATAGCATCTAATCTGCCTCAGAATCCTGGTGGATGGGATAATGACGACTTGGAAAAGGTGCGTCAGGTAGCGCTCAACACTGTGTCTAAGGCTAATCCAGCACTTGTTGGTGGAACCGTTGGATTAATTCTTGGTGGCCCAGTTGGTGCTGCAGTAGGTGCTGGTTCAGGTCTTGCAATTCAAGAAATTGATGAAGCAACCGATGGCGGTGCTACCAAAGTTTTGCAAGCTGGACAAAAAAACTTTCGCTCTAACTATGCATTTTTACGTAGCGTAGCTGACGAGAACGTAGCAATGGGACTGCTTGCAAGTCTAGGCTTTGTAGCAGGTGGTATTGCTGGTGGTCTTGGGGGTTTTGCTTTAGCTGGCCCAGCAGGAGCATTTGTTGGAGCCACAGCTGGAGCTGCACTTGCTGGTAAAGGTTTACGCGATACATTTGAAACTGATTTAGGTGCAAGCATTTCAAAGACTTTAAATAAGTCTGCAAAGTTTTCTGAGTCAGATGTAGGCCAAGAGCGTTATAATCTTGGTCGTGATGTAGTTCATACTGCTGCACAAATTACTGGCCAACAAACTCTCGGTGATACAAGCAAGGGTATTGGTGCTATTACTTCTGGTCTTGTTAACTTTGTTGCGGAATTAGGTCTTGGGCTAGATGTTGCAGCAGCTAAGGGCGCAGGGCTTGCTGTTAAAGGTACATTAAGAAATCCAATTGTTGAACCTTTAACTCCATTTCAAAAAAAGATTTATGGTAAGTCAGAAGCAGAACGTGTTGGTGCACGTTTAGCTGCAGATGTTGACTTAATTAAACGTACAGTTGCTGGTGAAACTACACCTTATACAGATGTATTTAAACTTATTCGTGAAAATGATGCAGTAGTAATTAGCAATCGCGCAGGATTTGAAAGCGGAAGTGGAAAACTTGCAGCTTCTCTTATGGCTAGAGAGTCAGATGAGACAATCGGATTGGTGCTTCGTGTTTCTCATGGTGACCCAACTGCAGTAGCTGAGCTTGCACTTAAGCGTGCTGACAAGTTTGCAGAATATACACGTTTAGATGATGCAATGAACTATGTAAATAACAATGGTTTGTTTTCATTGCAATTTAAAGGTCAAACTTTAGTATTATCTAAGCGTTTTAAAAATAATGTTGCTCTTTTAGATGCAGAAATTGAAGCATTAAAAAAAGAAGTTAGCTGGCTTGATGATGCTTTAAGCATTGAGGGCGACCTTGCTGGTAGAACTGTGTCAAAATGGGCAGTAGTTGAAAAAGTACGCAATGATTTTGCTAAAGAAAATGCAAATAGAAAACTTGCCCTTAATGACAACGCTCAAATGGAAACAGCATTAGGTAAGACATACCAGTGGTTCTATCAAAAGAGTCCATTATCACGTCCTATTCGTGGGCTAGACCGATTAACAGATGATGCTCCACGTCAGCTTATTAATTACAACGAACCATTTGCAGCTGGTATTAGAATGCAGACAAGTCTTCGTTCTGCTGAAAAGTATGGCGCTTCAATCCCCCAGGAAAATGCACGTATTTACGATAACTGGATGAAGGCTAGAACAGAAAACGAAAAGACTGCAGTCATCGACAATTATGTGGATACTGGCATGAAGCTAATGGCTGATAAGTACAACGTTGGTGTAGACATTATTCAGTTTGCTATTGACAAGTACAACATGACTCACAAGCGCTTTAGAGATGAAGCTGTTAAAGCACGCGAATTAAAGCAGGGTTATATGAATGACCCTAATGACCTAGATGGTCCACTAATCGAAGATGCTCAACTTATTACTCAGTTAGCCAACGGCGCGTTGCTTCCTGATTGGAAGTTTGTTGATGGCGTAATGAAGGATTTTGCAAAGCGTAATGGCGATACAACTAAAATTATCCGCAGCAAAGAGGGAGCACTGTTCCTAGCTGACGAATTAAATAGCTTGTGGCGTACAGGTACTCTACTTCGCTCAGGTTATCCAATTAACGTAATCAAGGATTCTTATATCCGTGCATGGGGCGATGCTGCTATTATGGGCATGATGAAGTATCTTGCTCAAGATACGATTGATGCAATCTCATCTAGCACAAATACTGTAAATCGAGTTAATCGTTGGGCTTTATCTGTTGCAAATCCTAAGTATAACATGAAGCAGATTAGAAAAGATATTGCTAGTCGTCAGCTAGTTCTTAATGAGTACGACAAGTCTCTTCTCAAGGCAAAGTATGATGTCAACAATCCTCCAAAGGTTGCTCCTGTTGCTTTAATTCCAGATATTCAGCGTCGTGATGACCTAGCCAATAGTATTGCAGCTCTTCGCGCACAAGAAGTAAGACTTGTTTCTGGTGTAAAGATTAAACCAGTAAACGACCGTAAGGTTACACTTGATGGTGAAGAGTTTGAGAGCGCATTTGGTGGACGCTTTGGTTCTATCTTTAAGCAGAAGATTAACCAGAAAGATGACCTACGTGCAGCAGTAGCTGGAGTGCGTGAATTACAGGTTGATATCTCACGTCGTGGTAGAAGCGGTGCTGCATCTATTCTACCTACAGACGAAGTGCGTCATATGCAATCTTGGCTACAAATTCTAAACGATAAACTACGTTTTGACCCAGTAGCAGAGCTCATTATGAAGGGCAAGTCAAAAAAAGATGTGCTTCAATGGTTCCGCGATGGTTCACCAGAAGCAGTTGCATATCTTGATAGATTCTCAAGCAATCTAAGAGATGCACCAGTAGCATATACACGTGCGAAAACAATGGTTGATATGTATGCACCATCTCAAGCATTAAGAGATTTAGTTGTTACTGATAAGTTGAATCTTTTAGAACTAAAGAAACTTTATCCAGATATTCAAACACGTCCACCTGTATTCACTGACCTAGTAGAAGATATGACTGGAAACAGTTCAATATCAAAGAACTTCCGTCAGGCGACAAAGGATGCTGTTGTCTGGCTATCTACACAACCTACTTCAAGACTAGCTTTCAATCCTTATTTCAAGGCTAAGTATGAGCAATCACTACAGACTCAGATTTGGCTAGCTAATTCTAATGGAACAAAGCTTACATTAAAGAAGAAGTCAGAGTTTGAGGCTAAGGCTCGTAACTTTGCACAACGTGAATTCGAAGAAAAACTTAACTCATTCCATCGTGATATGAATTACGCTGGTTGGGTAAACTACTTCTTTGCATTCTTCCCTGCAGTTGTTGAGCAGTTCCGTGCATACGCACGTATTACTATGGAGAACCCAGACTTTATTGTTAAGAAGATGGCTATTGCAACTATTCCTGAACGTCTAGGTGAAGTAGAAGAAGACTCTGCTGGCAATAGATATATCCCAGTAAAGCTTGGATTCCTTGGTCTAGAGTCACGCCTTCCAGTAGAATGGTTTAATCCAGATAACCCAACTGGTGGTAACATTCTTTCTGTATCACCTATGGGTGCTGCGTTGATTAACGAATATGCTAAGCAAACACAGACAGAAAACTTCTTTACTGATGCATTGCTACCATTCGGTGTACAGCGCAACTCTTTGAATGCTCTGAATGTTAACACAGCTCGTCGTTTGTATCAGGTATGGCAGGCAAAGAACAAGACTGGAGAACAATTCAACAAGGATGTTGACATGTTCCGCCAGCAACTATGGTCTGATTATGTCAAAGAAACTGGCAACAAGCCATCTGGCAAGAAGTACGAAGAGCAGTTTCAAGAAGCTCAAAAGCGTGCATTCTATCTGTCAGTACTACGCACAGTAAGTGCTTATACTCTGCCAGTTCAAGGACGTTTAGTAACATCAGTTACTGGGTATGTCGATATCCTTAATAAGTATGAGGACAAGTACGGCGCTCAAGGTGCCGAGATGTTTGCTATTGACTATCCAGACGCTTGGATGTTTATGGACAGACTGTCTGATTCTACATCAGGCATTAAGAACGACAGCACAGCTGCTGCCTTAGTAAAGGGAAATCTACCATCTGTTCAGAAGATTGTTTCTGGTATTGGTCTTGAGAACCTTACAGTTCTAGGCTCAATCTTTAATGATGATGACTATGCATTCTCTAGTGCAGCTCAGGCATTCCTTCAGGACACGAGAATACCAGGAGCTGGTAATAAAAAGTTCCGCGATGTGTCTGATGCTTTTGAGAATGGTCGTTCAGCCCTTGTTAGCAAGGGATGGAAAGATTACTTTGTTATTGAGCAGGTACTTAAGGATGAGTTTGCTCGCGTTACTCCAGCAATTAACCCTTACAAGGGGTATGGTGCTGCGGTATTAAAGCAGTATAAGCAGGCATTTGTTGATGCAGCAAAGGAAGATAATAACCTTTGGTGGCAAGAGTACAATGCTCAAGCAGTAGGAGGAACAGGCAGCCGCCAGGCTGATACCGTAACTGCACTGACTATTGCACTCAATGATGAAAAGCTTGGGCCATTGCTACTAAAGCAACCTAAGTTCCACGCAGTTGCAGACTACTTGAATTATCGCAGGTATGTAAACTCAATGCTTAAGAGAATGAATACTACTTTTGATTCTCAACGAGCAACACAGTTACGAACACAAGTCATGTTAGAAGTTGCAGAACTCAGGGCATCAGATGTAAACTTTGATAAGTTATATATAAGATACTTTGAAAACGATAAGTTCGACTTCGTATACGAGGAGCCAGGAGACTAATATGTCAAAAACATTCGCAGAAGCAGTAGCGGCTACGCGGCCCCCTCTTGTACCACCATCTTCTACCCCTTCACTAGATGCTAATAGAATTAAGGGAATCTTAACTTCTAAAGGTGTTGAGTATAATGCACCAGATGGTACTACTATTGGTGCTGGTGATGCGTTATTTGATTCATTCAACATAGCGCAGAAAAAGCAAATTCAAAAGATTATGGGTAAGCTTGGATACAAGTCCCAAGGAATCAATGAACTTAAGACTTTACTTGCTACATGGTACCCTACAATCTATGACTCTGTAACAAACTTCTCTCAGTTATATACTAGCCTAGCTTCAGACCTATTGGTTAGCGACATAGATGCAGACGCAGATAAGAATCTACCTCAACGTGCTATTGGTTCATACGACCCAAACGCAATTAAGAGCTGGATTGATGGTATCTATTTAAATACCCTTGGACGTGCAGCTACAAAGGAAGAGCTTGATACACGGTTTGAAGAGGTAAAGCCACTACTTGAGTACGGCACTTTGACAACTTCAAAGAAGGAATTCAATGAAGCTACAGGGCAGACTGAACTTGTCACCCGTAGCGAAAAGGGATTTGACCAAGCAGCGGAAGAACAAACAATTGAAGACAAGTTAAAGCTTTTGAACCCAGATGATTTCGACCGTCAGCAACGAATTGGTTTTGCTGAGTGGCTATCTAAGAATGTGGCAGGTGCGTAATGGCAGCAGCAGATGCAGCAAA